CAAGGCAATCGTTGAGATTGACGGGTCGGACGCCGTCAAGCAATTCCTGGCATCTGCACTGGTGTTGGACGACGGTACGCCGGCACACCCGGTGATCCAGGGTGAAGTTGTAGAAGACGACGATGAGGAAGACGAGGAAGATGACGACAAGCCAGCTCGCCGCTCCCGGTCCACACGAGGAGCTGGTGTGCGAGACGTGCAAGAACCCGAAGTTGTGGCACGACAGCCAACCCGAAGGCGCAATCAGGCACCCGTTCAATCCGGGTAACCTGCCGGCGTCAGCCACGTTCGGTAAGCGTGACCAGCGGGGCAAAGACCCTCGTGCCGGCACAGTACAGGCACAGCCGGCAAGTGTGCCGTTCCCGTTCGACCCGGTGCTACGGATGGCCCTGATCCGGAAGGGGGTGATTACCCCTGACGATCTGCGCGATGCGGAACTGGCAATCCAAGCGACTACCGGCCAGATGATTGCGGAGGCAGAGCGTGGCCAGCAGGCAACGTAAACATGGCGGAGGGAAATTCAAGTCCGAACGACAGAGGCGGTTTATGTGGGCAACGGTCCCGGCCGCAGCCAAGAAATGGGCTCACAACCGAAAGACCAACAAGGGCGATTGGCGAGGCCGACGAGTTAGGGGTACACGGAGATGACCACACCAGCAGGACCCGATCACGGGCTCGAGCCGTTGCGACCCGAACTGTACGAGTCGCGGTTACCGCCCATCGACAGCGAAGACATTCTGACGTCCCCGTACAACTACCGGCAGGGTACGGAGTTCGGCGGAGTGCCTGGTCAGGTTCAGCCACCCCCGCACGTTCCTACGGCGATCCAGCGGCTGCACCAGATCTACCGGATCGACCCGACTGACGACGGTACGCGGCCGGATTCGGTCGTCGCTCCGGAGTTGGAGGGCAACTTCCTCGGGTCCGACTGATGGACCTGCAGCCTGGTGACATGATGCCGGGGGTTCACTGGCCGTACTGCATCGATAGGTCATGTCCCGGATGTATGCCAGTCGTTCCGGTGATAGTGAAAGACGAGCCCCCGGAACTGGACCTTTCCATCTTCCGTAATGAGGCCATGGAGCCCTAATGACAACCCCCGCCCTGACCAAGTCCGGCTACTTTGAATCGATCGACTACCATCCACACGCCGGTCAGAGAGACCTGCATTTCACGCCGGTACGGTTCAAGGTAGTGCGGTGTGGTCGTCGGTGGGGGAAGACGTTCTTCGGTGCACACGAAGCTGAGCCTAACGTGTTCGTGCCGTGTCCGATGACGCTGCAGGCACAGATCGGGTGGATCGTTGGCCCCAACTACACGGACGCCGAGAAAGAGTTTCGGATCGTCTATGACACACTGCGCCGGATCGGAGTGGACCGCGATTCACTGCGGTTCGTCAACAACTCCGATTCCGGCGCTATGCACATCAAGACGTCCTGGGGTGCGGAGATCATCGGCAAGTCAGCCCAGTATCCCGAGAAGTTGGTGGGTGAGGGGCTCAACTGGGTTCTGATGGTTGAGGCTGGCCGTCACAAGCGCGCGACGTGGGGTCAGTACATCCGGCCGGCGTTGTCGGACCGCCGTGGCTGGGCCGCGTTCACCGGTGTGCCCGAGGGACCGTCTGACAACTCGCTGCTGTATGCGCTGTGGACACGTGGTGAGTCTAGCCGGTTCAAGTCGTGGAAGTCGTGGAAACGCCCTTCGTGGACTAACGACATCGTCTTTCCGGGTGGTCGGAATGACCCCGAGATCTTGGAAGCTGAAGAGGATCTCACCAAGGACGAGTTCGATCGTCAGTACGGGGCCGAGTTCACTGACAAGACCGGCCAGGTTATCAAGGAATACGACGACGAGATTCACCTGGGGGACTTCGACTACGATCCGGCCTGGGCTACATACATGGCTGTTGACTACGGATTCACCAACCCTTTTGTGGTGCTGTTCATCCAGGTAGGTCCGTTCGGTGACGTCCGGGTGCTCCGTGAGTTCCGTCGTCAACAGCTCGATACCGAAGAGGTGTGCATTGACCTGATGCACGAGTACCCTGGGCTGGTACGTGTTACTGACTGCCTGTTCCCGGATCCTGCCGAGCCTGACGACACGCGGACGATGCAACGTAAACTACGGGTGCGCGTCAACAAGAACACGGGCGGGGAGCTCAAGGTACGACTGGCGTTGATCCGTCGTGCATTGAAAGTGAAGAACAAGCACTTGCCCATTGGGGACTCAGAACGCCGGCCAACCCTTATGATAGATCGAACCCATTGCAAGCAACTGGCCTGGGAAATGCGCGAGGGCTACAAATGGCCCGAGAAAAAGTCAGAACAACGAAGTGATAGCGAGAACCCCATGGACAAGGACAACCACGGCGTAGAGGCGCTGGGTCGGTTCTTCCGGGGGATGTACGGCAAGGCATTGACCGGCAGCGGGTCATTCGTCTCGACTGCGGATATGGGATGAGGTGAAAGAGCATGGCATCGGGCACGTTTACCCCGTACTCAACCGTTGAGACATTGTTTGGCGCTCGGCCTACCTGGATTCAAGACGAGTTGGACATCGCGCGTATCCAGGCGTACCAGACGTACGAACAGATTTACTGGAATGTGCCGGACATCTTTCAGGTGTCGCTTCGGGGGTCGAACGAACTCCCCATCTATGTCCCGTCTGGTCGCGTCATCGTGGACACCACTAACCGGTACGTAGGCGCTGCCTTTGGCTTCGCCGTGTCCGCTCCGCAGGGTGGATCGTCGTCGGATTCACAGGCAGCCACGTTGGCACTTGCCGACTTCATGCGACGCGAGAAGTTCAAGTCCAAGTTCAACGGCAACAAGCGATACGGGCTGATGCGGGGTGACGCACTCTGGCACGTAACCGCTGACGAGAACAAGGCCGAGGGGTCACGCATTAGTCTGACGGCGATTGACCCCGCCATGTACTTCCCGATCACGGACCCAGAGGATGTTGACTCGATCATTGGTGCACACCTGGTCGAGCTCATCGAGACTCCAGATGGTCCGCGCATCCGCAGGTTGACGTACCGCAAGATCCCGCGTGTTGGCCAACTTCCGCAGATCAGTGTGGAAGACGGACTGTTCGAAGTGGACAAGTGGGGTGGACCTGGGTTCTCCCCGGTAACCGTGATCACGGCCCCTACGGTGTTGCCGGACCCCATCACGTCGATTCCGATCTACCACTGGAAGAACTTCGAAGAACCGAACAACCCCTTTGGGTCGTCGGAACTCCGGGGGCTCGAGCGCATCATGGCCGGCCTCAACCAGACGATGTCTGATGAGGATCTGACGCTGGCGCTCGAGGGCATCGGCGTGTACGCGACCGACAGCAGCGAACCGATCGACCCACGTACCAAGCAACGTGTCCCGTGGCGCATGGGCCCCGGCCGTGTGGTCCATTACGACGGGGAGAAGTTTGATCGGCTGACCGGTGCAACCAATCTTGCCGGGTCGTACGGTGAGCACTATAACCGGCTGCGCCAGGCACTCTTTGAAAGCGGTTCCACACCCGAGGTGGCCGTTGGCAAGGTAGAGGTGTCGGTTGCCCAGTCGGGCATCGCATTGCGTCTTCAACTTGCGCCGATGCTGGCTAAGGCGGGGGAGAAGAACGACGCGCTGGTGGATACCCACGGAAACCTGGGATTCGACCTCCTGACGATGTGGTACCCGGCGTACGAGGATGCTCCGTGGACACGGGATGACATCCGCGTTGACTGCAACGTGGGTGATGCAGTACCGGTCGATCGGGTGCAGCGCTTCTCAGAACTTCGACAGATGTGGGAAGACGGGGTCATCGACACCGCGTTCTATCGTACCGAGTGTGCCAAGCTCGGCTACGTGTTCCCGGACGGCATGGCGAACACGGCGGCTGCCGAGTACGACAAGCGCAACCAGGATGAGTTCGCCGCGCGAGTCGCGGAAGAGACCGCCGATGACAACCCCGCTGCCTAACGCCTTTCGGGGTGTTCAAGCGTCGGTGGACGCTGATATGCGCCGGGTGCTCGAGGGTGCTGCCCGGCGTATTCGGCAGCGCATCGAACGGGCGGGAGTGGGGATCGGTGCGGAGATACGTACGGCACAGCTGCGGATGGTGCTTGCCGAGATTAGGCGCATCATTGGCGATACTTGGACCGGACCCATTCTTGACGCGACGCAGGCCGGGCGGAAAGCGGCGACAGAGGCCGCTGAGACGGCCGTGGAGGCGTTAACGGCCGTTGCGTACACCGCACTGCCCCCCGACGTGGCCAAGGCGCTCACAGACGGCCTGGGAGCGGCTGCGCGGTCGTCCATCGCTAACGCGTTCGCTCGGGTTCCCCGGTCACTGTCTGCGCGGGTGTACCACAACGCAGCCCTGGCACGTGGACATGTAGAACGGACAGTGCGTGAAGGAGTGGCTGCTGGCCTCACAGCTAAAGAACTGGCTCGTGATGTGTACCAGTACGTGAGTCCGACCACGCCGGGTGGGATGTCGTACGCTGCGATGCGCCTTGCACGTACCGAGATCAACAATGCGTTTCACGAGAGGCAGAAAGCGGGTGCCAACCGTCCAGGTGTTAAGGCGGTCAAGTGGAACTTGTCAGGATCGCACAAGGTGCCGGACGAGTGCAATGTGTACGCTGCGCACAAGCCATACGACAAGGACGCCGTACCGGACAAGCCGCACCCGCAATGCTTCTGTTACCTGACGTACGTGATGATGTCGCCGGATGAGTTTGCCGAGGCGTTGTCGAGCGGGTCGTTTGATGACGAGCTAGATCGACGGACCCGCGAGAACATGGCGCGGCTCGGTCGTGAAGCGACGCCGGCACCCACGACACGGCCCACACCGCCATCCGCGCCGTTGCAATCGGTGGACTCGTACGAGGCTCGTATGGATCGTGCTCTGAAGGGCACGGACGTACTTGATTCGGTTAAGTCTGGGTTGCCGGTCAGGGGTAGCTTGACACGTCAGCAACGTCAGTCATTGCAGACTTATGAGTCTACGGGGTTCGTCGTCATCAACGGGTTCTTGCGTCGTGGCGGGGTCATCGAAGATGATTTCGATAAGCGTACCCAGTTGGACGTAGACCGTATAGATTCGGCTATGTATGAACTTCCCCAAGACGTCCAGACGTGGCGGGGTGTGTCGAGCGCCAACAAGCTGTTTGGTGATAGGCTGAACAATGACCTGACAGGTTTCGAATGGCAGGAATTGGCGTACGGCAGTACCAGTGCTGTTGAAAAGGTCGCCAATGACTTCATGGTCCCCCGGCCGGGACAGACTGAAGTGAAAATGCGTATCCTGGTTCGTAAGGGAACCAAGGGCACGGTAATCAGTCGCGGCCCCTTGAGCCAGTCTGAACTGTTGCTCGAGCGAAACACTCGATGGCGTGTAGTCAAGGATCGAGGAGTTAACGCCAAGGGTCAACGAGAAATAGACGTGGAGGCATACCATGTCCGCCAAGACGAGGACACAAGCCCGGCAGGATGGGCAATACATTCCGCCAGTGACACAGGAACCCGTGCGTCGTCGGCCCGTTCCGAAGTATCAACCAGTACCGAAGAAGTAGTAAACTCCATACTCGCCCGTAACCGTGACCTGGTGCCTACGGCATTCAACCAGCGATTCAACGGCGTGTATGTCATGAACAGGACACAGGCCAAGGCGTTCAGTGACCGGTATGGGCCGAGTGCTCTGGGTGGGTACACAGTCGAGTCTTCAGAGATAGGCATCCACCCGCAGGTGCTCAAACCCAAGTACCAGCGAGAGTACGACCGCGACAAGCGGTCCGGGTTCTTGTCGCAAACCGGTGACAACGCGCTCCGGTCTTTCGTCGCACACGAGACCGGGCACCACGTAGACAAGGTGTTGAAGGAACGTGGCCCTGCCGCTGTCAAGGCGGTGTGGACCGTTATCGCGGAGGTGGCCGGCGTCCCTCGGCCGTTGCTTACTGACCAAACGTCACTAGACCGATGGGTGGCCAAACACCGTACCAAGATTGAGAGCGTAGTTTCACGGTATGGTGGTGAGGACGCAGGGGAATTGATCGCCGAGGTGTGGGCCGAGTTCATTGACGGGCCTAATCCACGTTCGGCGATTCGTAAGGTAGGTAAAGCGATCGTGAATGCGATCGAAGGTTGATCGGAGGGCAATCCACCATGAAGGTTACCAAGCCGGGTTTGGCTGCTGTCGAGGCCGTCTGGCAGTTGCGGCGTGCGGAAGACAGCGATGACCCCAACGACTCGCGTTTCACCGGTGGCGGGGGTGACGACGACGACACCGATGATGACGACACCGACGACGACGACGATTCCGACGATGACTCGGATGATGACGACGATGACGAGGACGACACTCGTCGTAAGCCGGCCAAGAAAACTGCCAAGGGCAAGAAATCCACAGACGACGAGGACGACGATCGACCGACGTGGGAAGAGTACGACAAGGCCCGCCAGCGAATGAAGGCTGCTGACCGAGCCAAGGCTGACGCCAATCAGAAATTGGCCGAGGCGGAGCGTGAGAATCAGCGGTTGCGTGCCAAGCTGGCCAAGGCCGGCAAGGGCAAGTCCACCGACGATGATGACGAGGACGAGCGCCGGCCGGTGGAGGACGTCGAGGCCAAGCAGCGTGAGGAGCGTCGCGAAGAGGCCCTCCGTACCACCCGCATCGAGAATGCGTTCCTGCGCGTCAGCGGAACGGTCAAGAACGCGGCCGGTGACACGATCGAATGGCACGACGCGGAGGATGCGTTGGCCGTTGCGGACAAACTCGGTCTGCTGGACGACGTCCTGGACGAGGATGGTACCGTGGACCGGAGGGCAATGGCCCGTGCCCTGCGGGAACTGGCCAAGCGCAAGCCCCACCTCGTGAACACGTCCAAGGCCAGCGGCAAGGACGAAGAGGACGAGGACGAAGACGAGCCAGAGGCGCGTCCGACCACGCGGAAGGTAAACGGTCGCCGTAAGGGATCGGGTACCGGATCGACGGACCGAGCCGCGCTCGCCAAGCGATTCCCGGCACTCAATCGACGGTGACTCACTCTCCCGTAGCCCGTGGGCTCGGGGACAACATAGACGAGACCCAACGAGATTGAGAAGGGAGAGTGACGGTGTCTCGGATCGATAAGTGGCATCCCGCTGTTGGCACATTTCGTGCCCCGCTGAATGCTGCGCTGACCGCGACTTCCGGACCTGCCGGCGTGACGGACCTGAACCGCGTCCTGTGTGTTGGACTGAACGGTTCTGGTCGGATCGTCAAGGCAACCACGGCGTTCAGCGTCAAGGGAATCATCATCGCTACGCGGCCGTTTGCGGCCGGCGAACCGATCGATGTGTTCTCGTTCGGCGAGGTCGTGGAACTCGACGGAGCGGACATCCAGGGTGGCGGCGCTCCCACGGCCGGCACTGACTACATCTTCGACGCTACGGCGTCACGACTGGCCGCTATCGGAGCGCCGGCTGCTGGTACCTCGTTCGCCCGTATCGGGTGGACGGTGGAAGCCACGCGCCTGGTGGTTCGTGTCGGCCTGGGTCAGGGGTGACGTGAC